TAAATCAGATACAAATCCTAAAGCCTGTATGCCTAGAGTTTCTGACCAAGCATATCCTTGAGATGTTAATGTACCTATAATGCCTTTAGCTGTAGAAGGACTTTCACCTACCTTACTATAAAATAATCTGTATTGAGATTTACTTCTAAGCACACCGCTAGTTACTATTAAGTTAGAGTCAGCAGCTATTTGAGATATTACTTTTTGAATCTGCCTACTTACAGAGCTTAATTCTACGTCACCAATACGTGCTGTACCTGCAACAGTACGAACACCATCAGGTGCTAAAAATAAAATATCACCACCTATTTCTTGTATGCTTCCACCATCTACGCAACCTACGTTAGTTGTAATAGGTACAATTGCAACAGTACTAGAATTATTTATATTTATAAGTTTGTGAATACTGTTCTTGCAGAATATAATTAAGTCACTACGGAAACTTGCTAGTCCTACTACAGAATCTGAAAGTACAATACTTCCTGCCCCACCACCACTAAAACTATCAATATCATTTGTACCACTGTAATACACAGTATTCTTAGCCGTAGATGCACCAGCAGCTACAAAGTGTTTATCGTGTACTACAGCAAAAGCTGGGCCTACTGTACTGTCTACTGTGATTTCTTTTGCAAAAAAAGTTCTGTCAGTTAATACGCCTGTCCCTGTCATTTGAAACAAAAAAGGTTCATTTACTCCATCACATATTATTAGTTCACCATAATCAGAAGTACCTTCATAAAGTGCAAAAGTACATCTTCCTTGAGAAGCTCTTGCTACTACTGAACGTCCTGTAAAAGCTGTATAGTTATCTCCACCACTAGCTACACTGCCCTTATTAAGCTGTAACCAAGTTTCTTCACCATTTTGACTAAAGAATATACCTGTGCCTGAACAAACAACAACGCCATCAGCATATACAGCCATGCCAAGAACAGCATTACCGCTATTAGGTTTAGTATCTCCAAAGGGTGAAAAGCCGTCTAAACGTCTGTAGCCACCATCAGGGTCTACTTCAAAGTTTCTGAGGCGTGTAGCAAAACCCGGCTGAGCAAGCATTTCTAGCTGGTTTAAGTTGACGTTTAAGCCACCTTTGCAAGAGTATCCCCAAGGTTGAGACATTAAACAAACCTCACACGGTCATCTTTAAAGTATGCAGGTTCTGGATTCATCAAACGTATCTTCATTAATTTAATACCACGCTTGTAATCTTCTAAAGCAAATGCTGCTGCTTGAGGATTTTCTTTAAACTGATGCATGTAGTATCTAGCTCTTGCAATAAGTACAACTCTATATACATCAGGGAATACTATAGTATCTCCAAAGGCATCTAGTTCTGTAGGTAAATCATAAGCAAAATACCAAATCTTGTAAGGCTTGTCAGGTATAGGACTTAAACCAAAGTTACGTCCATCAGGACTTTTAATCACTCTACGAGGAACTCCATACTGTTGCCCATCTGCATCATCGCTATTTTCCATAGTACGATGATAGTCCTTCCACTCTTCTGTTGTAGTAAATCTAAGATTGCGAGATTCATAAGGAGGAGACTCACCACTCACTCCTACAGTAGTTAAGTAAAAAGTTTCCCATTCAATAGCACCGTAGTCAGTAGTAATACTAGAACTAGCAGGTTTCATCTCATACCAGCGTTGTCCAGCTACAGAGTCTTGACTTACATTACCGTACATAGGGTCTGTAGTACCACTTTCAGCAGCCGCTAAAAAAGGCCATTTAGTTTCTTCTGTAACAATGTCTAAATAAGATCTGTTAATAAGATCTTTGGCATGTTGTTGAATACCAATAGCACTTCCAAAGGTTGAAGAAGTTAAAGCAACTTCATTCATCTCACGCAGAAGCTCATTAGTCAATGTTAAAAAAGTAGCCATTATTTACTTCCCTGCTTTTGCTTTTGCTTTCTTAGATAAGTCTTTCATATGAAATAACTTGACACTTGTTTTACCGTGTGTTTTTCCTGTGTGCAGAGAACCATCAGGCATTTTATGAGTGTTACCTGTAAATTCAGTACCATCTCTTTTATAATGCTTAACGCCTTTCATTAGTAACGCATACTGGCATTCTTACCAGCCATTGCACTACATGCTTTTTCCATATCAGCAATATTAGCTTTACCTTTAGACATCATCATGCCACCACCTACTTTAGGAGTACGCATCTGTTGATTCATCATATCTTTATTTTTCATATCCATAGGTGAGATATTAGTACCGTATCCACCACCCATGTAACCTTGTTTCTTATACATTAATCTTGCTCCATTGAAAAAGTTTTACTCTTAGCCCTAGCTGATTCAAATTCATTCTTAGGTTCAGAAGGTTTACTAAAAATCTTATCAAAGTTATCTTTGTATTTTTCTAAATCCATGTTCTTACGAAACCTACTACCCTTACCTACAAAAGCCTTTCTAAATGTAACTGGCTTTTCATTTGAACCTATAATAGCCATTTAAAATCTCCAATAAAAGGTCAGGGGCCACCTAAGCAGCCCCGTTCCTAAAAGGTCTAGTCAATACCGTAGAATGCTGAAACCAATGCTCCGGGACGGAGTACAGTAGCACCATATACGTGTAGACCACGCACAATATCACCAAAGCTATCTGGATCACGGATGACCTCAGTGCTTGTGATTGTCTGTGCAGTAGCAGTAGCAGACATGTGACCAGCTAAACATTGACCAGCAGCGTTAGACGTTGCAGCGATGTTATTAGACTTGTACATGTCAAAGCCACGTAGCTTACCAGAGCTTACCAATCCATTGCGGATTGAACCCTGACCAGCATTGTAGTCAACTGACAAGAGCTTAGAAGAACTTTGTACAAGGACTTCATAGAACTCTGGGTTAGCTACAAAGAAACGACCTTCTTCTGGTACGTTAGCTTCATCTAGCAAACGAGCCATATGAGAAAGAACGTCAATTGGGTCGTGCTCACTAGAACCAAAACCAATGTCCAAGTTACCAGTACCGTCAAAAGTACCAGCAGCAAGGTCAGTAGCGTTGTCAGAACCAAGGATGTGGTTAGGACTAGAGGCTGATACACCTGCAATCATCTCAGCAATAACACCAGCGTCAAAAGCATCACGCAAAGCGTAAGCTGCTGAAGAGGTTGCTACGTCACGGAAGTTAACGTGAGACATGTTTGTTTCAATATCATCAACGATGAATTTGAAAGCGTTAGCTACGTCAACGACCAGAGTTGCTTCTTGGTCAGTTAGTTTAGTTTGTGTTACATCCGCACCACGTTCATAAGTATAAACAGTGATTTCAGGCTCTTTGATGATGCGTACACTATCACCGTATGCGTTGATTTCTCCAGCATAGTCAGTGTTAGTAATCGCTTCAGCTACAGAAGCTTTGCGGAAAAAGTTAAGTACCTGTTTAGAGTACAGTTTAGGTAGGAAAAACGAGTTAGTTTGTCCTGATACAGAGTTACCAAAGTTACCATTGGTGTCTGTACTTTGCTCAAAGAATTGATCTGATGCGTTAAAAGCCATGTTAATAATCTCCTAGTAAAACATTTATTTTACTACTCTGCCCTCTTCCATAGCTATCCTGATTTCTTCTTCAAATCTATCAAACTTGTCAAGTGACATAGCAGCTATTTCCCGTTCAGTCCAAATTTTAGCTTGCTTAGAATCCACTGATGTAGTTTTGGTTGAAACCATATCTGCGGCGTTGCCTCTTTGCTGCTGTCGTTTGGGCTGTTGTGTTTGAGCCACGCCAGTTTCTAGTTTGTACAAGTCAATAGCTTTAGATGCTAAAGCAACATTATCTGGGTTATTGTAAATCCAATCTTGGATCTGCTCTGGCTGTTCTTTAGCCCACGCATGGAACTGATCATCCCCTCTGAGGTCTTCAAAGTCTGGATGACGTTGTTGCAAGGTAGTCTCAGCTTCTCGGCGCATTATCTCAGACTCACGCTGACGCATGGACTGTAGTTGCGACTCAAGGTCTGCGACTTGTCGTTGACTCTGCATATGTGCAACAGTTTCAACGGTGTTGTAAAGATCAGGGTATTCCTGCTTAAAGTTTTCTAACTCTTCTTCAGACTTAGGCGGCTGATAAGCTGGTTGAGCTTGCATTGCTATAGCATTAAGTTCTTGTTCCTTCTGCTTAAACTCTGCAACTTTCCCATCATAATGTCTTTTTAAATCATCATAACGCTTCTTGTAGTTCGTCCTTTTCTTAGGTTGAACCTCTTCATCCTCAGGGGCCATATTCTGGGTAGCCTGTGGTTCTGGATAAAATAAACCATCTGCATCGCCTCTACGAGGTTCGTCTGGCGTGTGCCAAGCTTTTCGTGCATTGTATGGGTTACTCATCTCATCTTGTACTTCTGACATTCTCAATCTCCTTCACGGGGCTTGTGTCTTGCAAGGTAGCCATTATTAACTCCGTCGAGCGAATGGGGCTTGACTTACCAAGGTAGCCGTAAAAATTTATTGAAGGCTGGGCATCCTGTTAGCACCCATCATAAGTTTCTCAATTTCTTCTTTGGTCTTACTCATCATGGGGTCTGCTGGATCTTCTTGATCCATCACTCCACCCATAGCCTTCATTTGATAACCGCCATCATAAGCACGTTCAGCATCATCCATCATTACTTGGAGATTGTCTGCGCCTAATTGGTCGGTTGCTTTCTTGGTCATAACAAACTCTCCATCACTCAAACGAGCGGGGATAGAGTCTGATACACCAGTTCCGGGGCCAGCAACTTCGCCTTGCCCTGAAAACTCTGATGCAACTGTAATTACTTTGTCCAATATATCTGATAGTCTTGGATCACTTTCTAGTACAGTTGCTAAATATTCTTGTTCATCATCGTCAAGGGATTCATCCATAACGTAACTTGTATAATCATCTTCCATTTCATTGTCTGGAAGTTGTGAAGCCATTGCTTCTTCCATTTCTTCTGGAGGTATGTTGTCGTATGTATCTACTGGCATACCTTCTTGTGGCATCATTAGAGAGCCTTCTGCTTTTCCCACCATAGATCTTGCTTTGTTACTTTTTTCTTGCATTGCAGCTTGCTCTTCTGGGTTCATTAAACTATAATCAGAACCAAACTTACGATCTGCAAGTGTTTGAGCAAACCTTTCTGAAGCTCTTAAAGACTTTCCTTGTTCAACAAATTTATTTCTTTGCTCTAGTCTAAAAGCTTTTTTATCAGCAAGTAAAGATTCTTCAACAACAGAGCCTTCATTAAAAACTCCACGGCCTTTAAGTACATCTGCTTGTGTAATCTTTCCATCGCCTGTAAGATCTGGTAAACCACCTTTTGCGAGTCCTAATTTATCAAAATATTTTTCAGCAGCTTCAGAATTTAATCTTCTTTTTTCTTCTAATAAAGACTGTTCTTCTCTTTTCTTTGCCAATGCCTCTTGTTCTTTTTTAGATTTATTCCTAACCTTCTGCCTTTCCATATCTCTTATATCGTCTTCATCTTTAGACTGCTGTGTTGTCTCAGCCAGAAACTCTTGTCTCATAATATCTTCATCAGTCACAGTAGAGCCTTTGGCTTTTCCTTTACGAACTTCTGTAGTATTATAAGATCTTCCTTCATACTCAAAAAAATCTGCTCCTGCTTGTTTAGCATCTCTTTGTGCTTGTCTAAAAGCTTTGGCAGAATCACTATTTTTTTTGTAGACAGGATACTCTTCTGGGTTTATTCTTTCTTCAACAACTCTGAATGGTATATCAGCAGCTTCTGCTTTTTGCATAAGAGAAGGCACTTTATTTTCAAAAACATTTGAGTATATTAAATCACCAATACCTAATGTTACCGTAGTACCAACAACAGCTCTTGTTTGTGCTTTAGCAGTTACTGCTTGAGCTTCAGTAGCTTTTTTTGTTTTCTTTTGATTTTTGTTTAAAGGTTTTACAACTTTAGCACCAAACTCAATAATTTTTTTAAGGCCACCACCTACATAGCCTTCACGTTCTGGGGGTGTCATTAAACTTTTATTCATATTCTTTCCTATTTAAAGCTTCGTCAATTTGAGCAGGTAGTGTTTCTAGTCTAGCCAGAAAACTCATTTTCCCCTGACTGCGGAACATTTCCAGTTCCGATGTTGCCGCCACCAGTACCTGTAACTCCAAGGTCTTGAGGCTGTTGAGGTACTCCTCCATCGCCGCCCATTGGCGTTTGTCCTTGACCATCGGGGCCAGCTTCCGGGCTAGGTGCTTTTCCAACATTGTTTTGCATTCCTATTATCTGAGCCATCATCGCAGCTTCTTCGGGGTCATTCATTAATTCATCTGGGTCTAGATCTAAGCTATAAGCTAGTTCACTTATAAGTTTATTCATCTTAATAAACGGTGCAACAGCAGGGTTAGCTGCGGTTTGAAGGAACATTGTAAGTCTTTGAGAGCGTACTTCTTTCTGCATTAAGCTGTTAGTACCCGTAGCTTTTACTTCTAAATCACCTACTACACCCAGTTTAGAGTCTAAAAACTGCATATTCCATTGGAAATAAGCTTGCCCTAAAGGTCTTAAAAGAAAGTCATCAAGGTTTTTAATAACAGTCTTAATGTTAAGAGAGGCTGCACCAAGTAACATAGACATACCAGAAGCAGTACGAGTCATGCTCTGTACGCCTGTTTGACCGTGACTATACGAAGGTATGCCTGTCTGCTCATCTGCAAGCTGCCTAAACTTGTCAAACATCTGCATGTTTTCATTGGTAGTGTTAGGAAACTTCAAACCGTTAATAGCTGTTCCGGGTACACCTGCTTGCCTTCTAAAGACTTTACCGGGATATATCTCCATTGACTGACCACCTACTAAGGCAGTCTCATCTACATCAAAGATTACAGAGCCTGATAGGGCTAGGTTGTCAATAGCCATACGTGCATGACCATTCATAATCTTTTGAGAGTCATCCATGTTCTCTGCTACACCAATACCAAAGAAACTGTAAGGGTTCTTTTCATAGTTAAAAGCATGATAAGGAATTCTAAAAGGTGTAAAAGGATTGACTACTGAACGTAGCATTTGACCATTACAAATCCAAGCGTTGATCTGTACTTCATCTAGATCATCTACACTTTCATCAATCTCCATACCTACTTGTCTACAGTACTCAGCATCCATTACGCCCCAGTACTCTAGTACTTCAAACTGTTGTGACCCATATTCATCACTACGAGCATCGTCTTTTAATTCTTGTTCATAATCTTTTTCAACGTAGTTAGGGCCTAGCTCAAGACAACTACGAATAGCATCTTTATCAAAGTAAGGCATCTTACCTAAACCACGAAGCTGTGTGCGGTTCATACGATGTCTATGGAAGACATACTCCGCTTCTGCCATACTAGTTGCATTAGGATCAGGAAACAAATCCCATATACTAACGAATTCCAAGCGAGGAACACGCACATCAAGAGGAGCGTAAGTACGTTCTCCAGCTTCATCTTCGTCCCACTTGTGCAAGGTTTTGTTGAAGTTGAAAGGCCCTTTAACAATACCTGTACCAAAAAGAGCAGCTTCAAATAAAGAGTTTCTAATTTCACTCGCACCGTTAGATTCCTCTATCTGGTCGTGTATAATCTTTTCTAAACGTCTTGCAGCTTTTTGTGCAGGACTAATTTCTAATACTTGTGGGTCTGGTGAGGGGCCTTCAACAAGCATTTCTTTTTCTTCAGCAAGCTTCTCAAGTTTTATATCTTCAAACTTACCAGAAGCATAAGTAGCTCCCGGCTTTAATACTCTACCATCACCTTCATAACCAACATCAAAAGGATTGTCTATTGCTTGATCTTGCCCTTCTTCCATCTCCCCTTGAGAAGTCTCAAGACCGGGCGTAGAAGACTCTAAGTGTGCAAATTCTGAAACGCCTTCAGGTACTTTAGTTTCAGTAATACCTATAGGAAACTTACTAGCTCCAAAGACTACATCTACAAGCTGTCCATAAGCTGCTAGTACTTTAGTCTTTGTAACCTTGACAAAGATTCTTGACTTTTCTGATTCACGAAACTTTACATTTTTACCATACAAACCACGATAGTTATGATAAGCCGTAAGCCATCTTTGTTCATCTAAGTCTCTTGCGTGTTCAGCAGATATAAATCTATCTTGAATTAAACCTACAAGATTGTTGCGTAGGTTCTCTTCAAGAGTAAGCTCTATTCCCTGTTCCCCGTCTACTGGGTTAAAGTAGATAGAGTTTGATGTTAAATCATTTTCAGCCATTTAATC